ACGCTCTTATAGCTCGTCTTCAATTCGCTCAGCATATACTCTGTCTGGACCCTCGCGTCCCCAATTGACACGCCTCTCGTTTTAACCATATCGTATAAACCAGCTTTTCTTCCAGCGGACGTCCACTGGCAGAAGCCGTAACCATACTGTCTGGAGTCTCCCAGCGGATGCAGGAACAGATCTCTTGTGATCTCTCCACTGTCTACCGCCTCTGTATACGTGGCATCTGTGTATTTGTATCCAGGCTTATTTTCGCAAAGATTGTCAAGATTCCGGGGATTCGCTCCGGACTCTGCGTAGATATTCCCCATTGCTGCGCACGCGCCGTAAAGTGTGCAGCCGGCAGCCATCAGACTGTTAAACAGGATATCCGTATTTGTATTCCGTTCTATTGCCATTTCTCGCAAACGCTCCTTTCTTAGGTTCTCAATTCTTCCGAGACCCGTTCACCTTTCCGTCGTCAAGAAGATCTTTTACTGCTGCAAACCATTCTTCGATTACTTTAATGAGCATTTCTTCTGACACGATCACCTGCAGCCACCTTGGCAGCAGCGATCTCGCCTGCTGTACTACCCATTTCAGTTTCTGTTCTCCCTGCCCAGATGCATTGTATACATGCTCTGCTTTGAGGATAAGCTGATAGACATCTCCTCTGATGCCATCAAGGCCTTTCATTTTCGTGTACTGATATACGCACACCAGTGTTACGATCACCAGTACTGTCACTACTGCAACCACAACCGGCAGTGGGATCTGCGATAATACATTCATTAATTCCATTCTGGTTTCCTCCTGTGTTTTATTCTCCCGTGATACCCTTGTGAGCTTTGTATAGCCGCGTGGAGCATCTAAAATTGTATTCGTGGTAATTTATTTACCGAAACATAAAAAGAACCATAGAAAGCCGATTACGCTTTTATGGATCTACGGTTCGTCTTTATGTACGATGTGATTCACTCCCTGCCGCGTCAGGAAATTTTCCAGATCGTGCTTTCGTTCCAGCTCATAGTCTAAAGCTGCGTGCATATCACCGTTGCACTTTGCGTCTGGAATCCTCTGCACTGCTTTGGCTGTTGCTTCTGATAAGCAAAGAGAGCCGTCTAAAGCTCGCAGCATCATGTACTGCAGATCTTCACGGTTCTTTTCTTTCTCATCCTGTTCTTTTTGCCTGCGTGCCCGTTCGATCTTCTCCGCTTCTGCCCGTTTCTGGATACGTCTTTCCAGAAGCCAAAAACAGAAAGCAACGATCGCAGACGGCACACCGGCAGCAATCAATAATTCCATTTGCACCTCCTTCCTTTCACGCTATTTCATCATCGTCGATATCTGCGTACTTCCGGCATGCATGTTCGATGACGTCAAGATCTGTCTCTATTTCTTCCAAACTCTTTGTCGGCGTTCCTTTGGCAAGAAAAATCAGATCATAGATTATCGACCAGAGCCTTGAGATAATCTGCAACTTTGTCATCATTCCTCCCCTTGATTGTTATTTTTCTCTGTGTTCTGATCCGATCCTGATGTTTTTTCTGCTGCATAATTGTCATATTCAGTCCAGATGTCATTTTCAAATTTATCAACAATATCATCGATATCTGTTTTGTTCTCTCTGTACTTTCTTCCATTATTGATGTAGCGATTGATGATTGGAACATCCGGATGTTTTGCATCCATATTGGCGTCCATAGACACAACGGTCTCTCCGTCAACTGTGATGATTCCAGAATAATGAATGTCCTTTGTGTAAGTTGCTGATACTGCCATATTCTTTGTCCTCCTAAAAATTAATTTGTATCTCCAGAGATATTATCTCTCATGGATTCAAGTTCACTTCTTAGATCCGCAACCTCTACTTCAAGGTTCGATCTTCTTTGCTTTTCGAGTTGAAGCTCATGCGTTATTATCGCAATCAAATTGGTATATACCATACTATAAGTATCAATATAGCCATCCTCAGTGTTCTTCCTGTCGTGGTGTACCAGATCCAGCTCGTCTTCTCGGATTCCTAGTTCTCGCATGGCTTCTACGACATCCTGTGCGACGAATCCATAACAAATGCGCCCATCACCGTCAATCATCCGATACTGAACTGGTTTTAAGCGATCGAACAGCTCTGAATGAATATCCGTCTTATTGATCTTGCTCTCACCGAGTGGAAATATGTTTGTTTTGGCGCGGCGATCGGATGTGACCTGTGGGGAGTTTTTAACGATCAAACGCTCCCATACTCTTCCACTATCTCCTAGCATAATCTTTTCGGAGTACGCCTTGGTCGGTGCGAACGCTCCAGTATACACTCCTCCAGACCAGCCACAGCCATAAAATTCGACCTCTGCCTGATAACCTTTCTTCTTTGATTCAAGAATAATGCTACCGTTACCAATATCGAAGTTTGCTTTGTTGTTGGCATCCGAGTAAGTATTTACAACGAAAGAATCGTCAACAGCCCCGGCTATACAGCTTCCAGAAGAACTTGATGTCTCCAATACAGATTCGTGGACACCTTTAATATCTACATATTCGCTCTGGATTGACAGAGCCGCATTGCCGGATTTTGTTTCAACCAAAATCTTACCGACACCGCCACATAACTCAATAACCGCATCTTTTGCGTTCTTTCCAAGCTGGATCAACTTATCACCATAATATGCGAGTGTCGTTCCTGCCCGGTTAAGAATCTCAAATGCTGATGCTGAAATCTTAGTCCGATAGCCAGACCAAGATCCGCTGGTTTTATTACCAACTTCCAATCCGGTCCCATCAGTAAACTGCATAAAGTTGGTGGCTGTTTTTGCTGCTTGTAAAGGATTCGCATTAATTGAACCAGATGGTAAAGAAGCTAATTTGGTTGATGTCCACGTCACTGTATATGGACCAGAACCTTGAGTATAGTTAAATACTCTCAGCTGCCCATACGGTTCATTTAATCTTGTTATAAGGCCCCACGTTGAAGTAGTCTTTTTATAAATCCATAACGACCATCCGCCTGAAGATCTTAGGAAATCCAATCCAGGATTTGAGTTATTTGCAGAGATAAAACTAAACTGGACATCTGTTGTCTCAAAACCTCTGCCACCAAGTTTAAATGTTGTTGGTTGATTTGCATACGAACCTGTGATCTTTATTGTAGCAAATTCGACATAAAGATTTGACTCACCGTTTCCATTTACCGTATGCACTACCTGATTTGCGTCCTTACCTGCAGCGCCCTGTGGACCTTGAGGACCTGTTGCGCCGGTTGCACCTTTATCTCCCTGAGGACCTTTATCGCCTTTTACACCTTGAGGACCTTGTGGTCCCTGAGGACCAGTTGCTCCTTTATCCCCTTTATCTCCTTTGGCACCGGTTGCACCTTTATCTCCTTTACTTCCCGTGACGCAAACTGCTGTTGTCGTTGAAGTCGTGTTGTCAGTATAGGTAATCACTGATCTCGTCCAAATATATTTACTGTTCTCCCATCCAGGATAAGTCGTGCTCCACGATCCGCCGGACATGGCTGTTGCTGACGTTGATTTGTAATACTGTTCTACAATAGATTTAACGCCTTTACCGGTTGCACCAGTCCCTCCAGTATCTCCTTTATCACCTTTGGCTCCGGTTGCTCCCTGTGCTCCTGCAATGCAAACTCCATTTTGATTTGGCGAATACGTTCTGTTACCAGCTCCGTCCGTTGTTACCGTACGGCTCCACATATACTTTCCATTAACCCATGTCGGCGCTGTCGTCGACCATGATCCTCCAGAAAGAGAAGTCGGCGATGTCGAAAGATAATACTCCACGTCAACAAAAGACACATAATCCTCAGGTGCTGGAGTCCAGTCAGTTGCCGTATTGCCTTTTTCGATCTTAAGGTTTTTAAACTGATATGAGACCCCAACATTACTGTTCATTCCGGTAAAATATGTATTCTGTGAAGTTCCGCTAGGCAATGTTGCTGCTGATTTTACAACCCATACCAGTTTTGTCCATACATTCGCAACTGTTTTGTTGTTTACGGCTTTACATGATTGTATCAACATGTTTGAACTGTCACCATGTCTAAAGCCTGGATTCATCGATGTAGAAACACTTGCTTTGACATCTACGGATACGGTATAATTAGTGTCAGCCTCCCATTTTGTGCGTCCAATATAAGAAAACCGTATTACAGACCATCCGGATTGTTTTACCGAATCTCGTGTAAGCTTACATGTATTAACCCCAGTTTCGGATACAGATTCTTTGGAATAGCCGCCAGTTTGCATTGACCAACTCCATCCGGTTGTTCCTTTATTGGTATTGGTCGCCAAATTTCGTCCGCCGACGACAATTCCTTCCGGTGTACTACCAACGTTGTAAGCAGTTGAAGTTGTATTATCCGTATAGGTGATGATCGTACGAGTCCAGAAATATGGTTTGTCCGCACTTGTCGCCGGAGGAGTTGCTGACCATACTCCAGTAGGGATCGTAGTTCCAGACGAACTTGCCTGATATGTTACTGCAGTAGATTTAACGCCTTTTCCACTTGCACCAGTCTCACCCTTAGCTCCCTTACTGCCGGTAGCCCCTGTAGCACCTTTGTCACCATATACACCGATAACTCGTTTTGTTGTGTCTACAGTTGTCCCATTTGTATAAGTAATTGTCTCGTAGTTCCAGAGATATTTATTGCTCTCTGTCATTGTCGGAACCGTAGACGACCATGAGGTAGGAACAGTCGAATTGGATGTGGAGACTGCGTAGTGCTCAGTAATGCTTTTAATGCCATTTCCGGTTGATCCGGTATCACCTTTATCCCCTTTACTTCCCCGATCACCGTATGATCCAATGATGCAAGGCACAGTTGTACTCGCCACGGTTCCGTCGGTATACTTCACAACCTCATAATTCCAAAGATACTTCTTAGCCGCAGACACCGACTGGACAGCTGTTGTCCATCCACTCGTCGCCGTTGTAACTCCGCTGGAAGATGCCGTTGCCAGGTAATAATTGACTACTGATCCAATACTCTTTCCATTGGTGCCATTTGCACCATTGGTTCCCATACGGCCGACACTATATATCGTGGATGTTGTGTTGTCAGTGTAAGTGATGATTGTACGTGTCCACAGATACTGCCCCGCGGATGCAGATGGCACAGACCCAGACCATGTGCCAGTTGGAACTGTTGTTCCGGAAGTTGAAACCTGGTATGCAACAGATGTCGATTTAACCCCCTTACCCGTATCACCCTTATCACCTTTGGCTCCAGCCTCGCCTTTGATTTTCGCCCACTTATACATTCCGACACTTGTAGGATCATCTTTTGCATAGTCCACGCATGTTCCAACATAATCTCCCGGTGTCTCACCACTGTTCGCTGTAAAAGTTTTACCCCCATCATTGGAATACTTGATATGAAGATAGGTAGTTTTTCCGTTCGATCCATCTTTCCCAGGAAGGCCCTGCGTACCTTTTTCGCCCTGTAACCCCTGAAGCCTATACCATGTATATTTTCCAGGATCGTTTGAATCCATTTCCGTAAAATCTACGTAGGTACCAATATAAGTGTTGGGAACCTCTGTCATCTGGCTTGCAGACGTCGGATTCGAAACTGCAGAATACTTAATATGAAAATATGTTGTAGCTCCGTTCTGTCCATCTTTTCCAGCAATACCTCGCTCCCCCTGTGGTCCCTGGATTCCCTGCAGTCCCTGCGTGCCCTGCGGTCCTTGAATCTTTGTCCACTTGTATTTAGATGGGTCGGTAGAATCTGCCTTTGTATAGTCCGTATACACACCGATGTACGTCTTACCGGTTGATTCAGTAATAGAAAAGCCTGTCTTTCCATCCGCACTCGTTGCATAAGCGATATGAAAATACGGTGTTTTTCCATCTGCTCCCGGCTTTCCTTGGATTCCCTGCGTACCATCGGCACCTTTAATCTTACTCCAAGCATATTTCGTTGGGTCTGTGCTGTCCGCTACGATCTCATCTACATACATTCCGACATAATCACGATCCGAATCAGAAACGGAGAAACTGACCTTTCCATCAGAGCTATTTGCATAAGCAATATGCGTATACGTGGATTTGCCACTTTCGCCCTTTGGTCCCTGGATTCCCTGATCACCCTTATCGCCCTGCAGGCCGCGCAGTCCTTGCTCGCCCGGATCTCCCTTATCTCCTTTCGGCCCCTGAAATTTGCTCCAACGATACTTCGCCGGATTGGTGCTGTCAGCCTTGGTAAAATCCACGTATTGGCCTATATACGTTTTATCGACGGCGTTGGTTGTCGAAAAGCCTGTCTTTCCATCCGCACTCGTTGCATAAGCGATATGCAGATAACTGGTTTCACCATTCGCACCGTTTTCTCCAGGGGTTCCATCGACGCCGTCCTCTCCGTCATCGCCCTGAAATTTTCGCCAGGTGTACTTGGTCGGATCTGTACTGTCCTCCAATATATAGTCCGCATAGGTACCGATATATTTTCCTGTATCCTTCCGCAACTGATTTGCTGTCGGGTTCGGAACATCAGCATATCTCACATGGAAGAAACTAGTCAGACCATTCTTTCCGGGCTCTCCCGCAATTCCCTGCTCTCCAACAACCTTTACCCAGGTATAGATGCTCGGGTCTGTAAGTACCGGCTGTTTTGTCGTCTGATTGTATGCGATACCCATGTATGTCTTTCCAGCTGATTTGAGCGATATTCCGCCGCCCGTTTCCGTATCAGCAAACACAACCCAAGTGTAAAACGTCCGGTTCTTTGCCAGTTTTTCAAATTGTGAAGCCAGACTTTCCATCTTTTCCGAAATTCCACTTGATTTGAGTTTATATTCGCCCAGCGTTGCTGTGTATTCATCATTACAAATGGAAGATTCCAATTTCATGATTCTCGCAGACAAATACAGTTCTCCGGTATCGTCTACAATATTCACCGTATCGCCGATTTTAATCCCATCCGGCAGATACGCCAGCTCTACTTCATAGGAAACAGCCGCATCGTAGATCTTTTTCAGCTTTGAAACTGCCCTGTTGCAGAGTTCTGACTTGCTGGTAGTATCGTAAGTGTACGACTGGACGATATGTCCCGTACCACTTCCTTTTTCGGATAAATAACGGCTCCATTTCGCCACGGCACTTCTGGAATACAGAGTGCTGCCGGACAAATAGATGTCGCCGTCATCGTATTTGTATCCCTTTAAAGTGATTGGCGTCTCGCTTTCTTCCGGATAGCCGCCGGTAACGGAAAGTGCCGTAGCCAGATCTTCTACTGAACTTTTTACAATGATATTTTTCACTTCCCGGTTGATCCGAAGTTCTCGCCCCTGATCTACGCCGCGCTTCTTATGCAGGTTGATATATTTGTGCTTGATTTTCAACCGGTCGATTTCAAAAGTATAGGAAACTTCCGCGTCAAACTGCGTGGCAACGCTCAAAATACGCTCAGAAGCGGTGGTCTCACCCTCCCAGGACAGTTTCCGGTTATAATTGCTGACCTCATTGATTCCAATTTCAAAGCCGGAATCGTCGCTGAATTTTTCAACATAGTAGCTCGCTGGATATGCCTTGTCTGCTTTGTATTCGCCAACTGTCTCGTTCAGGAGATCCATACCGGCATCCTCGGCATAGATTTCTACTTCCTGTTTGAAAATATTTTCTTCGCTGGTAATGATCGTATAAAATTCCTGCTCATCGCCATTCTTCCGAAGAATATAATTGCCAACAGAACCATACTGTTTCGCATCATTCCGCGTGCTCGCCGTGTAATTCAGCGTAAATTCTAGTGTAGCAACACCTGCTTCCACCTCTTCTGTTTTCAGATCATCAGAAATGTACAATCCCTTCGGTAGCTCTGTGCTTGCCTGCCCAAGGACATTCATATGTCGGTCCGCAAAATATAAAATCATAGAAACACCTCCCTGTATTTCATTGTGTATGTTGGCTGTGTTGCCCAGTCCGATGCAATGCATTGGATCTGATTCATTCCAGGCTGCAGGCAAAAGTTCTCCCAATCGTTGCCCAACGCACCAAGATCCTGTCTCGGAAGTCCCTGTAACATGACCTCTCCATTGCTACAGTCAGCTGTCAAAACCTGATTTACCGAAAATTTATTCGGAATATCACGCCATTTTTCTACATTGTCAATTCTCACGAAGATGCCGCGGAAATAATTTCTGGTGACAAGCTGATTTCCTGTATTTCGACTTCCCCACTGTCCCAAATACAATTTCACTGTTGCCACTTTCACATTTTTTAATTCTGGAACTGTAAATTCCGGATAACTGCCCTTCCAGAAAAAACGTATTTTCTCTCCATGTTTCATCATGTCGCTTGCGCCATACGTTTGGCTGTATGGGTTTGCATCTTTTCGATGGCAAGGTTCAAAAGTATATGTTTTGACGATACGCGGGTTGTTTCCACCTACCCACATATTCATGTGCGCTGTGTTTCCGATCGTATCGGTTTTGTATATCTCCTGGCAGCAGATCATTTTTCCGTTCGCATCGCAGAAAGCAATCGCCTGGCAGCCCGTCTGCCCCATAAGACCAGTTTCAAACCAGCTGTTCATGTAACAATAGAGGTGCGTCGCTCCCTTTGCTCCATTGGAATCTACCACATCAATAGATTTCATAGCTCCATTCCAGCCGTTTGTGTTTGGACTTACATATCCACTGCTGGCCAGATACAGACCTTTGATGCTGTCTACGCTCATGACACCCAGCTTTCCAGCCGTCTTGCTGTTACTGTATAAGAAGTTGCTCCCTGTATCATCTTTCCACGCCGCATCCTGTGACCAGACATATTGGTCAGCATAGCTTGTTATCAGTTCGCTTTTTTTGTATGTTTCTCCGTTCAACTCATCCGGATCACCGAACTGAAGAATTTTCTTGGAGTCATTTACAAAACCTACTACTCCATTTTCACTGTGCATTACTGCCTGAAGCTTTGGAAAGGCCCGATAAGTGCCGTTGTACGACACAATGAACGTTTTTCCGTCATCCGCAGTCGGATTCACCGTAAATTCTTCCACCGAATACTTGAATGGATCCGCGCAGTAAAATTCCAGCTCCGCAGTGATCGCATTTCTTCCCGCCGGCACTTCACTCGTTCCCTGCTTTGTTCCGATATAATATTTGTCCGGTTCATCTGCAAAAATAAGGGTTGCCTGTTCTGCATCCAGAAGAGCATTCAGTTTGTTGTAAGCACTGCGAAAAGCTGCATTATCTTCGGCTACCAGCTGATATCCCACTACAATAGTCCTTGGCTGATAACGCTTTCGTCGATACTTTGTACCGTCAGACACGCCTGTTTCCAGATCTGTAATCTCCGTACCCAAAATTTCCCGGCCGGACACATAAAGTGTCCGATAGCCGGGAATTACGTTCTCAAGATAACTTCCATTAAACATGAGAGCCTCCGAAGGCAGGTTCTGCCCTGGGTATCGCTCTGTTGTATCTACAAAGTTATACATTCATTCTCCTGCCTTTCTTTCGGTTCTCCCTAGTCTCCTGTTTCTCAATTTCTTCACGTGTATACGTTGCAGTCGCCTTTCCGATTTCTCTTCCGTCCAGATTAACCGGTACATAGATGGTATATTTTCCATTACTGCTATACTGATAGCTGTCATTCAGATCTTCAGATCCAGTCCGAAGGCTCATTCCGATTTCCGGTGCAGGTGTAAGCTCCGGAATCTGTATCAGCTCCATGGCCGCCTGCTTTGCTTCCTGGACATGATCCATAATACCATTGACCCAGCCAATGCCGAAGTAATTGCCGAGTTTATCCGTCACTCGCGACGGGCTGTGAATCTGTGCTTTCGCGCGGATTGCCGCCTCTGCAGCTGCCGCAAGCTGTGCTGCCACTGCTCTTACATAGCCAACCTGACTTGCCATACCGTTCGCAAGACCCATGCCGATGTAAGCGCCGTAAGAATAAGTGTTTATATTGCTCAAAGGCGCCTTTGCCGCATTTGCAAGTGCGCGTGATGCACTCGTTACAGTACTGTTTTTTGACCGGATTCCGTTTGCCATACTGTTTCCAACGCTCTGTCCACTGCGAAGTGCCGCCGGTTCTGTCGTTTTCAGAGCGGCATTCACTGCTTTTGAAACATTTTTAGCGCTGGAGACTGCTTTCGTTCCGCCACTCGAAATTGTGCTTGAAAAATTGCTCATTGATGTGGACGCAATATTGTTCAATGGTTTCAACCCAGTATCCATGCTCTCTGTAACTGCTGTTCCTGCGCTCGTGCCCGCTGAGGTCAAAGCTCCGCTGCCTCTATTGATGCCGGATGTAATCGCGTTGATTGCTGTGTCGCCTATACTGCTGGCGGACGCAGCAACGCTTCCGATTCCAGACTGAATTCCGGCCGCCGTACTGCTTGCCGCAGTATTCCCGAGTGCATTCGCCGCGCTGGATACCTGCGAGCTTCCGGCATTAATTCCAGATGCTGCACCAGACGTTACACTCTTGCCGCCTTTTTCTCCTCCAGCGCACCAATCGCTGATATCGCCAAAGAGCTTTCCAATCTTTCCGCCAAACTTGGAAAGCCCGCCAAAGATTCCTTCTCCAATGGCCAGTACAACCTGCTTTCCGACTTCCAGCCAGTCTGTCGCCATAATTGTGTCAATCATAGCAGACAGCACCTGCGGCAATGCCTCCAAAAGCTGTGGAATAGCGCCTATAATACCCTGTGCCAATGTTCCGATAATCTGAGCTGCGGTCATCAGAATTGCAGGAAGATTCTGCAAAATTCCCTGTGCAAAAGAACTCAGCGATTGAATTGCAGCGTCGATCAGTGACGGCAAATTCTCAGTAATTCCTTGTGTCAGTGCCAGTAAAAGTAGCATACCAGTCATAATGAGCTGCGGTAATGCAGAAGCAATTCCTGTAATAAGTGTCGTTACCATGCTGACTGCTGACGGAATCAGCTCCGGCAGGGCACTGATCAATCCTGATACCAGCGATTGAACCAACGTTACGCCGCCCGTAATCAAAGCAGGCAGATTCGCTGTAATTGTGTTCAGCAATTCAGAAACCAGATGCCCGCCCTGCTGAATAAGATCTGGAAGTCTGCTGGCCATTCCATTGACCAAATTCGTGATAAACTGCGGTCCCTGTGTCTGCGCCAGTTGCAAAATGCTGTCAATCTGCGACCCAAAGGTCTGATAGAGCAGTCCAAGCCCGGCGAGCACTACGGCGATTAATGCCGCTGGCATCAACGCTTTCATTGCAAGACCCATGATCTGGGTTAAGCCGCTGAACATCTTTGATCCAACGCCGAGAATCAAATTTCCAACCGTCTGGACCGTTGATGTAACTGTCTGCACAACTTTTCCGCCCAGCACACCGATTTTTTGTATCCCGTTGGCGCCATCCAAGGTTGCCGCATCCAGAATATCTTTAAATGGATTTTTTATTTTTCCGACTGCGGACTGTAATATTCCTCCCAGTTTCGAATTGCTGAATGCATTTCCGAGACTTTTTCCAGCATTTTTTGCCCATTGTGGTGTCTCTTTTAGGGTTTTATTTACGCCTCCAATACCTGCAGACACCAACTTCCACGTATTTCCTTGGAAGAAATCGCTTGCTTTGGTAACAACACCCAAAGTCCCGAGAACTGCCCCAAAAGTCTTTACTTTATCGCCGGTTCCATCCAGAAGATCTCCAATTTCTTTCAATCCACCTTCCAAACCGCCATCTTTAAACGCGGATCCGAGCTTTTCAACCCACTGAATTGCTTTTTCAATATACTTTCCATCGGATAGTTTTTGGTTAAGTTCATCTACAGCATTCTTAATATTTTGAACAAAACCGCGGAAATTGTCATTTACCTGTTGAAAAGCTGTAATTCCAAGCCCTTCCAGCGAAGATTGCAGTTTTGTGACATCGCCCTGGATATTATCCATTTTGATGTCTGCCATCTTCTCGGCAGATCCAGCTGCGTTGTTGATCGCATCGGAAAGCTTATTGAAGTCTTCATCGCTTGCATTTGCAATTGCCAGAAGTCCAGACATTGCCTCCTGACCGCCAAGCATAGCCGCATAGGATGCCTTTTCGTCCTCTGTCATCCCTTGCATGCCTTTTCGCATGTCTTTCATGACCTCTCCAAAAGACTTCATATTTCCATTGGTATCAGTAAGGCTAAGACCCAATACAGACATTGCCATGCTGGATTCTTCCGTTGGCTTTGCCATACGCGTAATAGTAGAGCGGAGGGCCGTACCGGCGGCGCTTCCTTTGATGGAACTATTCGCCATAAGGCCAGTGGCAAGAGAAATGTCCTGAATCGAATAGCCCATTGCGCCAGCTACGGAGCCGACATATTTAAAGGTTTCGCCCATCAAATCGACATTCGTATTTGCATTTGCAGAAGCGGCTGCCAATACATCAGCAAATTCTCCACTGTCTTTAGCCTGCTTTCCAAATGCTGTCAAGGCATCCGTCACAATATCCGACGTTCTTGCCAGATCACTGCCAGATGCTGCGGCCAGATTCATGATTCCGTCAATACCAGAAAGCATGTCCTCAGTTTTCCATCCGGCCATTGCCATATACTCCATTGCATTAGCCGCTTCTGTAGCTGTATATTTCGTGCTTGCGCCCATTTCTTTAGCTTTTTTAGACAAACTCTCAAAATTTGTTCCTGTAGCTCCAGAAATGGCCGCCACGGAAGACATCGCATTTTCAAAGCTCATACCTGCGCTTACTGCACTTGTTGTCACACTTTTAAGTGCGCTCCCGACAGCTGTAACTGCCTTACCTCCAATCGCCGCCATTGCGCCGAATCCAAGTCCGCTGGATATGGTACCGCGCAGCCGTTCTGCTGTATCGCTACACGATTTCATCGTCGAAGAGAAATTGCTATCTACCGCAGATAAAACTGCTTTCACACTATAAGACTCTGCCGTTTTCACCATCTCCTTTCTGAATCAGTTTGGAAATTCCAGCAAAACGAGGGTCTGTCCTTTTTGTTCTGCGTTTTTTCAAATTTTCAAGTTCCCGTTCATAATCGAAGAATTTCCGGAACTTTTTATAGACCGGAACCGTCTTTTTACCGGCTTTACGCTCTGCACGCACAGCGAAATCAAGATACGCCTGCCTGTGCGCTGCGAAATTTTGATCAAACATTTTCAATTCCAGAGCCTCCATCATGACGTTATACTGAGCTACCGTCAGCTGATCCACTTGTTCGAATGATGTAAAATTGAAGTACCGGAAGCAGTTTACCGCAACATCATGATAAATTTTCTGAAAATCTACTGTTCCTTCTTGCTCTGCGCTTTTTTCTGGAATTCTTCCAGAGTCTTTTTCAGCGTCTCCTGACGTTCCTTCTCCTCCGCCACTGCTTTCTCGATTTCTGCAACCGTCTTCTTCGTAGCATTGGCTGTCTTTAAGAAACCCAGCGTATCCTCGAAAAGTTTATCAATATCCGTTTCTGGGTCATCAATATACCCGTCCAGCTGGTCTCTTGTCACTCTCGGATTCTGCCCATTGTTTGCCGCATCCAGCAGGTCTACAAGGACTTCTATGTTGCCGTCCATGATTTCTGCAACTGCGTATCTCAGACCAATATTCCTCTTAGCATCTTTTACTCCGTCTACCGGCATAGTTACTTTTTTATTCATTTCTCTCATAAATCCCATGCCAAAATTAAATTGATACACCTGTCCATTGATTGTAAGTTCCATATCGTTTTTCTCCTTTACTTTTCAAAAAGAGGACGATTTCTCGCCCTCAACTGTTCTTTTACGCTTCTGTTTTTGTTGTATCCTTGAATACATAGGAAGCAATTTCCTGCTGTTCGGTCGTTACAGTTACGTCACCTTTCTGACCGGTTCCATTGATTCCAAAAGTAAGGGATACTTCCACCATGTCTTCGGCGTTCGAAGTCTTTTCCAGCTCAGTGATATAGCCCTGGAAGTATTTTCCCTTAAATTTATTGGCATCGGCAGATGCCGGTTCGTCAAGATTGGCTTCCCAGATCTCAATTTTTTCATCATTCACCATGGCGTCTTCAAGGGAATCTAGCAAAGTATCACCTTTTGCAAGGATACTGGTCGCTGTAATCTCAACCTCTGTTTTTCCCGGTGTTCGGATTGAACCATCTTTGGTTTCGGTAGTATCGGCATCTTTGCTTACAGTCCGACCGTTTTCCGTGGTGAATGCCAATGCAGCAGCTGCATTTTTGGCTGCATCCTTTTCAATTCTGTACAGGTATACGATCTTGTTACCGCGTACCGCATCTGCAAATAACTGCAAATTCATTGTATTTCTCATGCTGTTCTCCTAACTGAATAAAAAAGTCACTTCTACGATTCCGTGAAGAAGTGGCTGGTTGGTAGTTGTGTCCGGAAATATTCTCTGGTTCAAATCCTGCACCGACCAGGAGAAATTTCCGGTATGTTCTAAGTGCCTGCAAATCTGCTTGATCTGCAGGAGCATCTGTGACACTGTGCCGCGCCGCTGCGGATTATCGTGCCAGACGTGGATTGTCTGGCTTACAGTGCCGAATACTGCCGTTTTATTGGCTCGGTCGGTCAAATTGCTGTCTGCCAGATAGATGAACGGATATGGCGTGCCTTCCGGCGGTAAAAACGTGTCATACACCTGATCCGGATATCGCTTTATCAGTTCTACTAATACTGCTGTAAATAATTCCTGTTGTGGATCCACCTTCTCACCTCGCCAGTTTTCTCATATCCTGTTTGAATTTTTCTTTCTGCTCATTGAATGCCGGTTTCAAATAAGGCTGTGCATTCATGTAACGTGTTCCATACTCGACATATGCTGCATATTCTGCCAATGGCTCTACTTCCGCAGTCATGCCGCCGTCTGTAATGTCCAATCCGATGCTACGCTTTAATGTTCCACCCACATATCCAGGTATCCCTGTACTTTGTGGAGTTCCTACCGGTGCATTCTTCTGTGCTTTTTTCTGCAGTTCCGATCCATTTTTTCGTACAACCCGCTTTACATCGCTCATCTGCACGTTTTTCTTCAATTTGACCTGCAGTTTTTCCATTCCTTCCAGCTTGATTTTCGGCATCAGACCACCTCCGATAGTATGAATGTCTGTTTTACACGCAATTTCCGCGTATAGTCCACTTTGTAGGTCGTGTTTCCAATCCGGATCCTGTCAAACGGCTTCTGATAATGGTTCTGGAGCTGCACTGTCACGCTGCCCTGACGGATCCCACCGTATACGATCTGCATGATTTCCGCCCGCGTATCCATCACAGATGCCATTTTCTGCACCTCTGTGACCTGGTCTGCAGCATAGTTTCCGGTTTTCGAATCATACTCACCCGGCAGGACTCGCTGGAAGAAAATTGGCGTATCGTATCTCACAGAAACTTCACCTTTCCCTTCCTTGCCTCCCGCTGGCTGTCCAGATAAGACTGAATATCATCCATGTACCCGGCAAAATCATTTTCAGACCAGGAAAGGCTCTCACCCTCAACGCTGTGAGAGGAGAGCCCTTCCGAGCCGATCCGGTTGAATCGAATGACCGAAACATCCAATATGATGTATTCCATCTCTTCCGGCGGCTCCAGACCGCCAAGAAGAAATTTCAGCCGCTGTTTCGTGGCATTCAGAATCAGCTGTAACTGCTGTTCTGTCTTTTTGTCTGTATCTTCCATTCCAAGAAGCAGTTTCAGATCTTCGATCATAGGCTGCCTCCTATTCTGCCAAGGAATCTACTGCCTTATTCTTGCTTTTCCCTTTGCCTGCCTTTTCCGGCTCCACCAGCTCGATCAGTGGGATACCACGCAGATTTTCAGCAGATGCAAGCTCCGCCAGGCGGGCTTCGGATACCTTAAGCCCCTCACGTGGGAAGGTATCGCCTACTCTGTATTCATGGTCATCGTCATGAAGATCCGTAAAGTATTCAATCACCCTGTACATAGGTTCCTCCTTCTCAGCTCTTCACAGCTGCTGTTACATCGCCGGAACGGACTGCTTTATAGTTCTGATCACACTCAACCAGCGTGATGTGATGGGTTGCTGTAGATGCGATTTCGGATTCTCCATCCCATTTGCTCCAGTTTTTCACGTCATCGCCGTATTTCACGGCAGTCGCGGATGCCGCATCTTTGTACTTCCAACAGTTTTTCATAGACATCAGCTGCTCTTTTACGGAGATCTTTGTTTTTCCCGTTTCAGATCCTTCTGCCGCCGTTACGGTCAGTTTTCCAAGAGTCTGTGTATCCGCGCCACCAACGGAGATGTAGGCGATGGCATCCAGGTACTCACAGAATAAGCGCAGACCCATAATAGCGTACAGATCCGAAATTGCTCTCTCGTAAGTACCCTGTGCATGGAAACCGATAAAATGAGTAGTCGGGTCCGTTGTATAGCTGAGGCCAGCTTTTACGAACTCAGAGTCGCCCGGATCGATGTAATATCCGATGATGTTGTTGAGTGGAGTAGCAATGACGACGTTTTCCGGGATTTCAGAGCTTACGAAGACAACATCAGCGCCAAGGAATTTCTTCATGTACTCAAAGCCGAACGCTGTCTGCAGGGAGATATCCGCGGCACCGACATATTTATACACATCCAGTGTATTTACCCATACTGCTACGCCGGTAGCCGTTCTTCTCATCTTTTTGAACTTATCTTTAACCTTTCCAATTGCCATAGCAACTGCCATCTGCCAAGTGCTTTCATGGCCGGTCAGAGAACCTGCTTTCAGCTGTGCGTACAGCTTATCCATGACAACGTTCTGCAGATCGGTTTTGAACTCTTCGTCGGTATCCTGTACTGCGGCATCATATCCCTTTTCCGCGATTGCCTCCAGGGTTACTCCCTTACGATACTTGCTGATTTTAATAGTATCAAACGGAATTTCTTCCACAGCGTACTGGGAGTACGGGATCTCTTCGCCCTCTGCGACCTCACCGGACTGCAGGTTTCCTGTCACCTTTTTTGTATTTAAAACGGTGTTGTTATCTTTCTTGATCATTCGGATAATGCCCAGGACATCAAGCAGCGCCTGAATGTTTTTGCCGAAAGATGTTACGAAATCAATCTCGCGGGCTTTTACCTGGATCTGTTCCTGACCTGTCATGTTATCCGGTGCCGCAAATACCTGCAGCCCTAATTTTCCAATTCTATGCATGCTGTTTTCCTCCTACTGAAATAATGCAATATTTTCCGCAATCAGCCGCTGCCGTTCAATTGGGTTGCTGACTGCAAGAATCTGTTCTTTTGTCACAGCGCCTTTTCCGCCGGATCCGCCCTTTGGGGCATTTCCTTTCAGGGCATCTTTTACGGCAGCCTGTACTGCATCCTTGTACATCTTTGTGAAAGCTTCGACTGCCGTCTTGGTATCCTCAGCGCTTTCCGATACCAGATGTGCCAGAAGTTCATCCGGGATGTTGATTTCTTCATCTGCCAGCATCTTTCTGGCCGTCTTTGACATTTCCGAGAGCGAATTCTGCCGTTTCAGATCTGCCAGTTCCTTTTCCAACTTCCGGTTTTTATACTCCGCTTTCTCTTCCTTTGTCATCTTCGCCAGCTTTTCCGCCTCTGAAAGCTTATCATCAGTCAGCGCCTGCCACTTTTCCTGCGCTTTGGTCACTGCTGTATTTACCGCTTTCTGCACTCTGCGGTCGAACTCCGCGCGATTCTCTGCCTGCCCCAGAAAATCATCAAACGACATCTCATTGCCGCTATCTCCAGAACCTGCTCCAGCTCCGTCCTCGTTTCCGTCTCCGGCTCCGCTGCCGTCTCCTTCGCCGTCTGCAAATACCTGCAGGTTGATCATCGGGATTCTCCAATGATAATGGTTGTTTTTGCGCTTCATTATTTTTCTGTCCTTTCTGCCCCGTCCCGTTCTGTAATAGCCCCGTGCCGTTGCTCCGGAATCATAGTTTAACGACATTTCGGTCACATCGGTTACACGATCCTGACATGCTCCGGAAATTCATCGACCATCAGACAGATGCCGACAAAAAAGGAATCCACCAGAGTTCTTGCTCTCTCTGATAGATTCCCATACTGTATATCAACCCAGCCGGGCGATACTTCGTATTCTATTTCATCCCTTGTCAGATCCTCGATCGAGCGGATCAGCGTCCGCACAAGGCTGGAAACACCCGCACAGACGATGTCCTGCCCGTGCGGTGCGTACATTGCATGACCGGACACCTTAATTTCGTTTTTACGAACGCGCACCTCAATCATTCTCTGATCCTCTCTTTCTTAACAAATGGGCACAAAAATACCACCGGCCTCTCGACTGGTGGTTAATTATACAAATGGAACCATTTCTTTTACGTCTTTCAATGTCCTTTTTGCCTTTTCGATCAATGAATTCTCAAACAGATATGAAATACCTTTGGGCGTGATAATAGCATCCGGCAGATCGCCTAAAAGAACGCCATCTTTCGTATGATTAACAGCAATGCCTTTTACATATTCTTCCGTAATCAGGCTTAAAATGATATACTGCCAATAATTCTCAGGAATATTATAAGCCGATGCTGTAAGGTAACACGCTTCTGGTTTTTCACCCTTTTTCAAGCATTCATACAGATATTTCAGTACCTGGTATACAATCACGAAATAATCATTCTGAGCCATTTGTCCTGTCTCCTTATCATCAGTTGATAATTAACTGATTCTTGCAAGAATCACAGTAAAAAGTATTGGTTTTTTCACGGTCGCCAACAGGAATCATGATTCCTGTTTTACATTTTTTGCACAAAACTTTTTCGCCTTTCCTCAAGAGCTTTACTCTCTCATGCGGCGGAATATTCAGAGTATTCGTCATAAACAATCACTCCCATTTCAGATTCGGATATTTATCATTTATATGATTAATTATATCCTGGAGCACTTTCTCTGTCAATTCAATGTTTTGATGCCTGTACTCGTTCACATAGCATTGCAGTTCTTGACTTTTGGTATTTGGCTTGTTGATTTTGGCATGCGTGGCCTCGTGAATCACCGTAATAGCCGTTTCACGAACCGTTTTGGTATTATCAGCATAAATGTTGATTTCTCCATCTTCGAAAAGTCCGTCCAGTCCTTCATCAACATCAACTCCGTACCATACCTTTATTTGAATATCATTTTCCTGAAGATATTCCAACATTTCCGTTCCGATGCTGGACTTTTTCATTTCTTTCATGATATTTCGAGGTTTGATAACGTCTCGCCCCTTTGATCTGCCATCCAATGTTTGGAATATTCCTTCGTTGTCTTTATATCTTGCCTTTCTGTTTTTCGATGCTTCCCATTCTTCTGTGGTACCACCCTGCTCCAGAAAGTCCAACCATTTCTCATATTCTGCACTGTCTTCATAGGCTGCCGTGGAGCAGTGGCACCGTGGATGCATCGGCGGCGCGTTCGTTCCCGGCATCATATCCTGCACTTTGAAATGCTTACCATCCAACGCCTGGCACCGCTCGCAGACATCTGCATTCCCGCAGGCAACGTATGTATACTCTTCGAATCCATTTCGAATATAGGACTGCTTCTGCGCTTCTGTCTGGACTCTGGCAAGCTCCGTGACCATGAGCCGCTCTGCATCCTCCCGGCTTGCACCGAAGCGTTTCTGCAGGTGCACCGCAAGCTCCCGCGGGTTCTTGCCCTGGATTAGCTCTGTTTTCAGCAGCTTGTCCAGCTCTGCTTTCAGCATATCCTGATACATCCAGATTCGATCGGAATAAGTGGCGTTATGGAATGACGCATCGACAATTGCCCGCGCCATTTTCCCATTTTCCTGCACGGAATTGCCAAGAATACCTGCCTGCCTGCGAAATTCTTCTATTGTCTGCTGTGTCAGCGTCTTGTCAAAATATTTCTGCAGTTCATCGAAACCGGATACCATTTCCAGCCCGATATTGGCTTTCAGCAGTTCCAGACGGTTGATCTTCATGGTTGCATTGTACAGCCGCATCTCTTCATTCGCCTGGTCGGAAAAATCTTTTTCTTTGACGTATTTCGCCGCTTTCCTGCCATACTCTTCGATATCGAGCTTGGAAACCCTTCTCTTTGCTTCTGCCAGCGAAATCTTCTCAGCATTGGCGTATTTTGCGTAAAATCCATCGATTTCCTTCTGAATCTGATCCGCCATATACGCATAGGTCTTCCGGATCTCTTCTGCATAGGTCTGCTCAGACATCTTATTCTTCTTGGCATGTTCCGTCTCACGTTTCTGCCAGTATTCCTTACTCGTCATCCTGTCCACCGCCGCCAAACATCTGCTTCATCACTGGATCCGCTCTCACCTTGTTCTGATCGGTATCAATTTTCTTGATTTCATCCTGTACATTGTCCACAATAGACAGCACCCCGAGCTGTGTTTCCTGGCTGACCACACCTTCCAGATTCTTCGCGATCTCTGCCTCTTCCTGCAGGTTTGCCGGGAAATTTAGTGTAAAATGTGGATGGATCTTCACCCAGTCATCTTTTTTCATTCCTGAGACCGGATTTGAGAAAATCAGACGATACCTCCGGTTCATTCCGCTGGTAAATTTCCGCTCTTTCGTTTTTTCCAAGTTACTCATTGCCTGCAGCTTATATTTCATGGCGATGCCGGAACTGGTGCCAAAATTCTCATCCGAGATATTGGCCACCATGCTGATATGGAAAATGAGCTTTTCCAGACGATCGATCAGATGCTCCTGCGTGGTATCACCATCCGGTTTCTGAAGAAATTCGACAATCAACCGTTCGGTGTCCCCGTCGAAATTAATGATTCTGTCATCCCGGATATGCGCCACATCGTCTTCTTCCAGCTTGGAACCAAGAACCTTGAGATAGGCATCCGCGAAATAGTCAACATCATTGGCTTTCTCGCTGATCGCCTTGTTGTATGCATTAATCATCGTAAGGACCGGCTCGAAGATTCCCATACGCTCCTTGTTTTCTACGTACTCCGATGCCGGAACGCCGTCGAAGCCGTGTATCTTCTCGTCTGCATCCCAGAGTAATTTTCCTTTGATTGTAAACCAGCGGACCTTCGTCTCGTCCGATACGCTTCCATGAAGGATCTGATTCGAATCGTAATACAGCCGCACGAAATATCGTTCCCTTTCCAGCACGGAATCGTCGTAGATCATGAATGCATCCAGCGGGCTCAGATAGGTGATACCGATATTTCCGTTCTCATCTACGTAATACATTTCATAGCCTTTGCCGAAGATACTGCAGATCTTGGACAGTTCGGCATTGTTATCGTCCTGATCATTATACTGATCCAGAAAATCAACATATTTCTCAACCGCTTCGTTTCCATCGTCTACCTGCAGTTTGATCGGATGCCCGATGAAGAAGCCGTTCATCGTATCCACGATGTATTTCGCAAAGTTGACCATGATCCGGTTGTCCGGCTTCCACTTGGGCTTTAACGGCTCATGCAGGATCGGGTAATCCGTCTCGTAGGCCTCCTGCAGCATGCTGTATCTAAATGCGCACTCTCCGGAATGCCGCATGATAAATTCGTTCAATTTGGCATCTGTCAGCGTCTCTTCCGACGGTAGCCTATACAAATTCGTTCGCACTTCTATATCCCTCCTTTCACCTTTCTGTTCAGCCGTGGTCGCTCCCCAAGTATTGTATATACAAAATATCGTACAGCGTCCATCGCATGATCATATTGTTTCACTGGCTTGTCTTCTCCGTTTTCAGCAGCTTTTTTATCCCAAATATAAGATGCAAATTCTTTAATTGTATTTATACACGCCGTTGAAAATACAATTTTTTGCAAATTCAATTTGGTTGCTACCAATCGAATTCCGTCCTCTACATCATTTTTGGCTTTTATGATTTTGAATCCACGTTTTCGCAATTCCGCAATAAAAGAAGCAGC